GCTCGTCAGCGTTGCTACTCACGGTTTTCTAGAAATCGAGCTCCGTGCTGTAGTTAATGCTGGTTTACGTTTCCCCGCTTTGGCGGTTCCCGAGTTACAGCGCGAGCTAATGCGCCGCTCTTGGGGTTTGTACCCAGATCCAGAAGACGTTTATAATCTCGTCCCATGGACTTGGCTGATTGATTGGTTTTCAGGCTTAGGTGATTACGTCGAAGCTTTCGACTTAGTCAACCGAGACCCTTCAATCATCAATTGGGGCTTTATAACCGGAATCTCTTCAGGTTATATTGACACCGTACATACTAGTAAAGCTACACGTGTCCAGAAGGTTTCTCTCACGCCACCTGTGCCGGCGACAGTAATCACCGAGAATATCGTTGAAAACTGTGTAAGGACAGGCAGGCTCGAGACGAAGTTGCAAATTCGCAAAACCTTCGGAAGCGCATATGGTATGAGACCATCGAATGAGCTCCAGTTGTTTTCTGGGGCTCAATTGACAATACTAGGAGCGATTCTTACGAGTCGCTACTAGATCCCCGTGAAGCGGTAATTCGCCCAGCGGGTCAACCCATACTTAGGAGACGTCATGCTAGCCGACCCAATCAGCGTTGCTGCCAACGCCCCGACACCTGCCTTGGTTTTCAAGGTGGTTAAGAGCGATGGTTATGGTTCTGAACGACGTGATGCGGGGGGTATTTACTCCCTCATCATTACCCATGAAGATGGAAAAGGCAAAACGGCCAATCGCCACTATGTAAAAATTAGTGAAACGAAGGACGCTGTCAATCCCTACACGGGTGGTACATCGAAGCAAACTGCTACGGTGTCACTTTCGGTCAGTCGGCCAGCCTTCGGATGGACCACTGCAAATATAGTGGACCTTATCGAAGCGCTGTTTGATACCGTCAACGACGCTGAGTTCACGCCAACGAGCCTTGTGTCATTCCAGTCGTAGGAAACTACGGCTGGCCAACACATGGTGCTAACCGGGGGTAGCAAATGGCTGCTATCTCCAAAACGGAGGTAACATGCCAAATGCCGCCAACGGAAAGAACCAAGAGACTGTCAAAAATATTCTCGACATTCTCAATCTCGTTCTGGCGCTTAAAGATGCTTATATGGATATCAGAAACTCACTTAAAAATGAGCGTAAGGTATCTAGACGCGTCAAGCAAATGCGATCGAACCTGCTTGCAGTTTTGGAAGCAGATAAGAACGCACGTAACTTGGGCGACGCTTTCGAGGATGGGGATCACCATGAACATGGTGGTCACCAGCCTGATCTACCTTTTAACAAGGTGGATCTCCCGTAACAGGGATTAAGCGATAAGCATCCAGGGTTTGGACTAGTGTGACTTGGAATGACTTAACTCAAGGAGTGGTCATGAAAAGTCCAATAGTTCTCCTCTCCGCCTTACTGACTGACGTCAGAAGGCTAGAGCCTGATGTGAGGAACTTAGACCGTGATCTCAAAACGGTCGAAGCTCGCGTCAAACACGAGGGCATCGGTTTCTTAACCGTTGCCTTTTCGACGTACTGCGACGCCCTTGATGAAGGGTTAGCAAAACGTCGGTTCACCTGCCCAGCCGGCTTTCGAACCGGCAGGTCAGCGCTCCCGAGATTATTCTCGGGTTTGCTGTGTGAAGTGTTCGATGATAAAACTGGTCTACTTAAAGAGAAACCCAGAATGGGCTACCTTAAGTGTCTCAGAGAGATCTTAAGACTCTTTAGGAAACTTCCCCTAGATGGTGTTCGAGATAGTCTTCTTGACCATCAAGCGAAAGTGAAGTTTTTGAAATGTGACGAAAGCCTAGAGGGGGCCGCGTGGCACCCTGACAGAGCTAAGCACATCTCATTTGTCAGCAAAGTAGTACTTAACCAACTCGAAGGAGTAGATTATGCACAGATACTATGCCGACATGGGCCAGGAGCAGTCATGGAAAGACTCTCGGCAAACCAGAAATGGTCTGCAGTCCTTCGCGCACTTCTCGAGAATCGAGAAGAACTCGAAGGGGCTGGTTACGATCTCCTTTCAGCTTCTCTATGGAGCGGTGAAGTTTGGCAAAAACCAAGTCTTCTTCCGCGATCAGAGGGAGGCTGGCTGGAGTGTGGAACGAGCCCAGGAGTTCCAGACACAAACCGTACTCGACATGTACGAATGGATGGGGGAGCAATCCCTTGTCACCCAGACGTGTCGTGTATGGTTTCCGAGAAGCAATCGAGACTTGTTACTGTCGCTAAGAATTCAACCTCTCGGCGAACAATAACGGTTGAGCCAGTCCTGCTGCAGTTTGTACAGCAGGGTTTGAACACCGTACTTCGCGATAACATCGTGAAGTGCAGGATCATGCGCAACTGTCTCGATTTAACCGACCAAGGGCACAACCAAAAGTTGGCTCTGGACGGCTCTCGTACTGGCCTATGGGCGACTTTGGACTTAAGTAGTGCGAGTGACTTGTTGAGTTTAGAACTCGTCAAGCTCATCTTTCACGACAAACCCGTCTTCTTAGACTGGTTAGTCCGGAGCCGCTCCTCAGAGTACACCGATGGAAAAAATCACCGGGTTCTTCTGAAGTATGCTGGTATGGGTAACGCAACCACATTCCCGGTACAGTCCGTGACTTTCGCCGTAATAGCGATCGGAGCGATACTGTACGCGGTGGGCAGAAAGCCCACCTACAGGAGTGTGATGCGCGCCTCTCGGCTTGTGCGGGTTTACGGTGATGACATCATCGTGCCTGCACAATACTCACAACAGGTAGTAGAATGGATAGAGCATTTCGGTTTGCGCGTCAACCGCCAAAAGAGTTTCACGGATTACAAGAGCTGGTGGGAACACCAGCCTTGCTTCCGGGAGTCCTGCGGCGTAGACGCGTACGGGGGAGTCGACGTGACACCCCTGTACCTACGTGCTCTACCTGAAAAGACAAGCGGGAAACCTAACGGTCCCCGCGTGTCACTCTCCACTGATCCAAGCGCCATAGCTTCGTGTGTAGCAACCTCAAACCTTGCTTGGGCAAGAGGCCTATACACATTCAGCGCTACTCTAGCGACGGCCGTAGAAGGACTCCTGCGAAGGAGACTCCCCTTGGTACCTGCTAGATCTAGTGCGCTTGGGTGGCATAGTCGTATCGACGCATGTAATCCCACAAAATGGGACCCTTTGACTCAGAGGCTCGTTTATAAAGCCCCTGTGTTGAAGCCGACTACTAAGTCGGATGCGCTAGACGGCTATGCTGCCTTACTGAAGTTCTATCACGTCCCCCTACTTGGTAGGGGTCCGGGACACCTTCAGCGAACTCAGGAACGATTCTCATCAAGAATCGTCTGGAGATGGATGCCAGCGGAATGCTGGTAATTTCCTAGCCTAAATAGCTAGGACTGGGAGGGCGATCTTGCTCTACACACATTGTAACTCATCTTCCAGGGTAGACATCTGGAAAGACAAGTACTCTAAGTGTTGTAACAACATCGAG